TGATGTGACTGGGATTCAGACGTTTGTCCTTCCGATCTAAGCCATAAAACAGTTGTTTACCGCCTGCCAGGTTTTCACTCAAATAGTGATAACGGCTAAAGTAACGCCATGAGTGCCTGTCGGTCTCATAGATTTTGAATTCAAGTTGTTCTGTGCGTTGATAGTCTCGCCGAAGTGACCTCCGGTCAGTGTATATCTGTTTGTTGGCATCTATGACCCAATCAGGGTTCAACCACTCAATAACATCGTAATGACATGACAATAATACAATTCGTTTGCCAGTCTTGCGTGCGTGCTTTTGTATGCAGTGGCTCATGACTTTGGCAACTGTTCTGTCAACGACACTGGTCCATTCGTCAATCACAATCATTAAATTGTCTTGACGCGCCATTTGCAACGCGCATTCTGCACGTGCTTTTTGTCCGTTTGACAGCGTGAATGCGGGTCGAATCCAGCAAGGGACACTGGTTAATCCTACCCCGCACAGCATTTCCGCGCATTCGTCGTATGACATTGATTCGGGGAATTGCTCGATGATCGGTCGCTGTGGGTCTAATATCTCATTGAAGCACTCATTACCCCATATATGCTTTGCCAACGTCGTCTTGCCACTGCCTGACGCGCCTACGATCAAGCCTATGCTGAAAGGTGTCTCGATGTCCGCTTTAACTTGGAAATGATGCGTCGATTTTTTTTCAGCATCGATGTCAAGACTGTTTGCTGCTTTGATTGCACGAAACGATTTGGAAACGGGCGATGCAAGCGTTAACTCAAAATTTTGCATTCAAAGCCTCGTTTCTGCATTTCCTCATACAACGTTTCAAGTTCACGTTCGCCTGAGCATTCAATCAGCAAAGTGTTGCGAGTCTCGTCGCTTGGCTCTTTGAAGTCTTCGTCAATCTCTTTGTCTTCAAAGTTCAGTGCTTTTATTTCGTCGTCACTGAAACCAGTCAAGCCTAGATCAAATCCAGCGTCTTGCAAATCTTGCAACTCAAACGCCAAGATTTCATTATCCCAACCAGCATTCAATGCAAGTTTGTTGTCAGCAATAATGTATGCGCGACGCTGTTCTTCAGTCATGTCGCCCAATTCAATTGTCGGCACTGTTTCGTAGCCGAGTACTTGGGCTGCTTTTAAACGGCCATGACCAGCGATGATGCCGTTTTTGCCGTCAATGAGAATTGGATTTGTAAAACCAAACTCTTGCAGACTTGCAACAAGTTGTGCAACTTGCGCATCACTGTGCGTACGTGAATTTTTAGCGTATGCAATGAGATCGGTTGTTTTCTTGTATTTGATTGCCAGTTTTGTCATATCTTATTTCATTGTTTTATTTTAAGAACTTCAATTTGTACACTGTTTGATTGAGCAACGTTGCAATGCTGTCGATTTCGTTTTGAATCTCGCTGTCTTGTGGCATGTCTTTGCGATAGTCGCGCACGTAATTGCGCAAACTAATGATGTATGCAAGTGGGTCTTCACCATTGCCGTTGCCAAACATCGAGGGATATGGCTCAATGATCGTTTCGTATGCACCTTGAATTGATTCAACGAGACTGTCAACAAGTTCAGGGATTTCGTCGTAATACGCATTCAATGCAACGTGCTGACTGTACGATTTGGTCTTGAAATGCATCAAGTGCGTAAGAGTTGCAGAGTGCAGCAGTGTGCTGACAAATGTGCCGACTAATTGATTGTCCATGGTTGATTCCTTAAAACCTGATGCATGAGCCGCTTGACCGACTTGAATTGCCTTTTGTTTAGTGGCAAAAGGACCTTTACTGCCCCAATACCACCCGTCTGTTTTTTTGCTGATTGGCATAAATTACCCTTTTTGATATTGTCTGCGTTTGCATGATTTCGTGCAACCGCAGTTTGGCTCAACTTTCCATTTAGGCACATCGCCCCATTTTCTCAACATGTTTGCCAATGTTTCACGCATCAATTTGCATGGCTCACTGAGCAACAAACGTTCACGACAATCAAAACAAGTAAACGAATAACCGCCATGATGTTGCTTTGTTTTTGCATAAGCACAATCCCGACATACTTCGCCAACTTGAACTGTTGTCATACGATGGGGTCAAACTTTGGCAATTTTTTAACATGATATGTGTACAGCCAAACTGTTTTGCGTCCACGTGATTGCTCGTTTTTAACAGGCTCACGCGTCATGTATCGCTGACGCATAAAGTAACAAAGTGCCATCGAGATTTGACTTGATTTAAGTTCGGGCAATGCGTGACGAATGTCTGTCAATGTCAGTGGCGCGTCTGCGCTTTTAAAAATGTCTCGAATCTTTATTGCTGCGTTTGCCATAAAAAAACCCTCATGTATTAGATGAGGGCTATTATGGCAGTTTTGTAATATCTGTCAACGCACAAACACGCACGTGTTGCGATGTTCAACGCCTTGCGAGTCAATGTAAGTCTCGCCACATCCGACCGCCCATTCGACAATAATTAAAGCGCCAACGATGCCAAAAAGAATTGCAATGATTGTGTCTTTCATGATGTTGCCTTTTCAAATGCTTGTTTTGTGCTTTCAATGATGTCTGCAACTTGATCTGAAGTGCAGTCTTCGACTAATTCCCAAACTGAAATGCCGTCAACGTACCATGTGTTTTCAGGGTCTTTTAATTTGGCAATGATTTCCGCATAAGTAAGATTTTCGGGATAGTCAGACAACCATTCATTCAATGCAAAATGTTCTGATTTAGTCATGATTAGTTCCTTTTGTATGATTAAAAGTGGGGGCTGCTGCCCCCGTTGGTTTTACTTACGATTTACGCATGAAGTGCAAGTGCATGGCACAACATCAATTTTGGCTGATGCTCTAAGTTCTGCCATTGTGTCGTAACCTCTGACGTGAACAATTTCGTCGGAGAATCTAAATCCGTAAGGCAGATTAAGAATGTATGAACGCTCGTCGTCGTCCCAACCATCTACGTCAACGTGATTCTTAACATCGAGTGTGTATTTTTTCATGATTCGTTTCCTTTTGAATGTTTAAAAATTTACGACATTTGCTAATGTCGTAGAAGTATTATATACAATTTCCGACGTTTTTGGCATTTTTATCAAAAAAAGTGCAAATCCACGGAAATACAACACTTTTTGTCAAAACGAGGCGATGTCAATGATTCAGAACAAAGATCAAACATTTTCGTCTCAGAGCAAATTGTTTGCCTAATTAGGCGAACGTCTCGGGTGAAAACTGGTAACACTGGTGCTTAGTGGGGATACAAAAAAAAGGGGACATCTTTCGACATCCCCCGTAAGCAACTGCAAGTTGATTCTAATCAGAACGGGATTTCGTCGTCAGCAGGGAAATCGTCAGGCACAGGCGGTTTGCTTGTTGACTGAGTTTCAGATTTGCTTGACAGCATTTCCATTTTCTCGCCAATGATCTTTGTTGTGTAGCGATCTATTCCATCTTTGGAATACTTTTCCGTCTTCATCTTGCCTTCGATATAGACTTTTGAGCCTTTTTTCAGATACTCGCCAGCAATCTCTGCAAGTTTGCCAAACAGCGCGACGTTGACCCATTCAGTGACTTCTTTTGATTCGCCTGACTTGTCTTTGTACTTTTCGCTGATAGCAATTGAAAAGTTGCACACTGCTTTGCCATCGGGCATAAAGCGCATTTCAGGGTCACGACCCAAGTTGCCGATGCCGATAAATTTATTGACTGCCATGATTTAGCCTTCCAGTTTGATGATTAGTTGATTGATTTCGCTCAAGAACTTAATTGTCTCGATCTCCATCTCTTGTATGAGACTTTCGTCTCGTTCTGCACGCACAATCAATAAACGATTGCGCTTTGGCAGTCTTGGGTCGTAAGACACAAAGTCGCACCATTGACGACCAGTGACCCACAGTTGACATTGAATTTGCTTGTAATACTCAGGCGGTATTCTGTTTTCAAATAAATAGCCAAGATGCGTCGTTGTGTTCGGGCACTTGACCTCGATCAGTCCATCGTCGCCCACAAGCCTGTCAGGTGACACACCAAGCCATTGAATTGTCGGGTGCAACCAAAACCCTGTACGTTCGACAAAAACGTTCTTGGTCGCTTCGTACTCGATGCACGCAAACTGTTCTTGCTCGATGCCCCACTCCATTGCTGCATTTGTGAATGATTCAGCAGCAGTGTTTGTCAGACGTTCAGCAACAAGTTTGACCTTGTATTTGTAGCGTCCGATTGCTTCAGCAGCGCCTTTGCCTTTCGACATAACGTCTGCCATGTTGCTTGCAGTGACGTGACCAAGACGCGCTTGCTTCCATTCGTCTGAGCCTTGCTCGATGTGAATAAATGGTTGTTTCATGATTGTCCAGTCGATTTGTAAATTCCTGAAGCAATTGCACACAAAAGCATAATCAGACCTGATGTCAAACTAATCGTTTTAGGCAAATGAGGCGCAATCCAAATTGTTGCCGCAATTGCCATAATTTGTGTTTCAGTCATGCGAAGTACCTCACCCATGCGTAAACCACGTACATCCAATAAATGGACAACAAAATTACGATGATTGAATAAACGACTTTGTTACTCATTGATGCCAACCTCCATCAATGCTTGTTTGCGCTTGTCTTTCATGCTCTCAAGTTGACGCAATGCGTCTTGATTGCCTTTAACTGATTTGACTGCTGTGATGTAGATTTCACGCAGTTCTTCAAGTGTTTGACACATCCAAATTGATTCAAGCATTGGCTCAAGTTCAACGGGTTCTTCCTCGATATGCGGGACGTCTTCGCCAGCATACACATATAACCCAATTCCAAACGTTGCGATGCACTTGGCTAAACAGCGCATCATTGCGTCTGAAATCTTGCGTGCGTCAGGGTTTTTGACTGCATTGTTTTTGTTGTCCATCACTGGCAAATGCATGTACATCTCTTTGCCCATTGCAGTGACAGTGCAAGACACCATGACAGTCTCGCCAAAATAAGTCGGCTCATGAAAACCCCAATGCGCTGTCGGGTCTTGCTGTAACAAATAGTCAACTGCCCATGCCCATGACAAGTATGACAGATTGCCTTTTTTCTCAATGTGCTCGTTAACATTGATCTTGCGAAGTTCGTTGAATGTTTTAGTCATCATGATTCCTTAGAGTTTCTTATACAGTTTTGCTTTTGCCATTACTTTGGCTTGCTCATTGCAATGCTCATAAACAGCACGCCAAATTACTTTGCCGATTTGCTCATAGCCGCTTTCACCCAAAGCAATCGCTGCCTTGAGGTCGTTTTCGTTTATGTTGCACTCACAGAATGCATTCATAAACACGTCGTAATCATGGGGGTTGCACTCGTTCTCAAGCAACTTTTCGTGTGCGTCTTGGAATTCGTAATAGTAGTCTGACGCGTCTTGATCGTTAGCGTCTAGCCACTTGTCGTAATCTCTGCCAAAATCTCTCATACTTACTCCCTTTTTGAACATGACGCGATGTTGCGTCGAATGTATTATAAACACGATTTCGCAATATATGACAAGAAACTTATTAAATTTATCCATTCCCTTTCCACCCAGCGTCAATACTTATTGGGGGTTTAAAGGCTCGCAAAGATTCTTGACTTCTAAAGCAAAAGTATTCAAAACTGCTGTGAAAACTGCGTTTTTACGTGAGGGTCACGAAGGATTTGAAAACAAAAGATTGGAAGTCACAATTGATCTTTACCCGCCTGACAGACGTGTGCGCGACATCGACAATGTTGTTAAATCAACACTTGACGCGCTGTGTCAGTGTGGGCGTGTTTGTCGATTATGGGCAAATAGACGTGCTGCATGTGTCACGAACATACGTCGTCAATTGGGGTTTTGCTGTTGTTTCTTTGGGCGTCATTGGGCCATAATACTTTTGTGTGATGTAGTTTTTGAGACACCGGCTAGATGTGAAGTCATGAGCACATCGAAAAGCGTATCCTCTCCGCCTGCCGACTGTTTCTTTTTGAGTGGTGTTAGCAGAGGAAAACA